GAGACACAGGAAAATATCCGTAACACCCAGTTCGGATTATGGCAAGCAGTTGTTGAGTATGCCGACCACGGCAAGCCTAACAAGGCTAAATCGCTAGGCATCAGAACAATATCTGGAGCCAGCGACAACGTAAAACTACGTGCACTAGAACTACTAACAGTATAAGGAGACAACAATGGAATACCTATACACAGCAGAAGATGGCAGTACAGTTAAGTACACAGATGAGATGATTAAGAATGTCATCAAAGATGTTCAGTATTACAAAGACCAAAGACAAGGTTATCTAGACCGCTATCACAAAGCACGTGTGGCAGTCTATGATTTCTTTGCTGCTCGCCACGATGCAGGTGATGATGATATTACCTGTACAGTTGAAGATGTAAATGAGTTGCTTGAGACTATTGGTTGTGAGAAACTCAAGGCTTTGTTTACAGTCAGCGGTACTATCTCGTTTACTATCACAGACATTGAGGCGGACTCAGAGGAGGATGCTCGTGACCAAGTTGAAAGTGAACTACGAGCAGAGTTTGATGGCATCGGTTCTATTGATTGGGATGTAGATATTACTGACACCAGCCATCAGTAGTATCAGCAACCAAGTGTGCTACACTTGGAGTACTGAGCGTGGGCTGGTTTTGATTAGTCTCCTTTCCAGCCCACCTCTTTCTAAAGGAGACAAGGGAATTATATGAGACAAGAAATAGCACGTGACCGTTATGGTCGTCCGCTTGTAGTGCCAAAGACTGGAGGAAAACCAGTCGCTTATACACGGGCTACAACTATTGCTAACAGTCTTGATGACCCGTCAGCATTGACCGCTTGGAAAATGCGAATGGCAGCCATTGGTCTAACAGTGCGTAGCGATTTGCTACTAGCAATTAGCGCAGCACAAGAAGACAAGATGGCTATTAACAAGTACATTGAAGACGCAATGGAAGTAGCAGGTGCTAGTCGTGCAGCAACTATTGGCACAGCGTTGCACGCATTTGCAGAGAAACTAGATTTGGGACAGGAACTTGGACCTATCCCAGACGAATGGGCAGGAGACCTCCGAGCCTATGAAGAAGCAACAAAACAACTTAATAATCTTTTCATTGAACAGTTCTGCGTGCTAGACAAATACAAGATTGCTGGTACACCAGACAGGATTGTTGAGTACAAAGGTGAAAGATTCATTGCAGATATTAAGACTGGTCGTATTGACCATCCCAATAACATTGCAATTCAGTTAGCAATCTATGCCAACGGCAACCCGTATGACATAGCCACGGGTCGCCGTGGCACTTGGGGCGATGTCAACAAAGACAAAGCCATCATCATTCATCTTCCAGCAGGAACTGGTCTATGCAAATTAGTATGGATTGATATTGCTGAAGGTTGGAAAGGTGTACAATTTGCAATGAAAGTAAGACAGTGGCGAGACAAGAAAGGTCTTGCTACTCCATTTGAAGAACAGGAGACAATCAGTGGCTAGCACTGAAGCACCAATCAGTATCACAGTAAAAACTCCAGCAGGTTCTTTAGTTACAATTCGTGCAGAGCACGGAGATGAACTAGACCAGTTGGTAGCAACAGCACTAGAGGCAGTTCGTTCTGCCGTCACAGAACTAGAGTCAGCAGTACGCGGTGCATCAGCACCAGTATCTGCACCAATGGCACCAGCCCAAGTAGCAGCAGCGCTTGGCGCATCCATCATTGATAACCCACCAGTTGCAGCACCAGTTGATAACTGGTCATCAGCACCTACACCATCACTCGGTGGTAAGAACTGTCCTCACGGTAAGATGACAGCCATCCAAGGCACAGGCAAGGACGGCAAGATGTATCGTGGTTACTTCTGTCCAGCCCCAAAGGGCGCTTTTGATAAGTGCAAGAATGTATATGTTCGTGCAGGTTCACCAGAATGGAATACATTCGTCGCTGAACAAGTGAAGTAATGCGTACACTCAGACGCAGCATTAGCAAAGCAGAGGTGGGCGGAGAACCATTACCGCCCGCCTTTGCGGCATTTGAGCGGGCAGGAATTATCCTGCGCCGTGCAGAAATTACAATGATTGCTGGCACTCCAGGTGCAGGTAAATCATCAGTGGCACTGGCTATTGCAGCCAGAGCCAAGGTACCTACGCTGTACTTCAGCGCAGATACCAATGCTCACACAATGGCGATGCGCCTTGTTGCTATGTCAGGTCGTATGACACAGACAGCAGCAGAGCAGTTGCTCAAGCGTGAGCCAAATCAAGCAGAAGAAATTCTTACTCTTAACAATCATTTGTTCTGGTCCTTTGAATCAACACCCACTCTAAAAGATTTAGATGACGAGGTATCAGCATTTGAAACAGTGTGGGGTAGGAGTCCAACACTAATCGTGGTAGATAACCTTATGGATATTGCTATGGATGGTCACGAAGAATTTCAGGGTATGCGAGCAGCAATGAAGGAGTTGAAGTATCTTGCAAGAGATACCAACGCAGCAGTGCTAGTGCTTCACCATACCAAGGAAGGCTTTGAGGGTTATCCTTGCCAGCCACGGTCAGCCATTCAGGGTCTGGTCAATCAGATTCCAGCAATGGTTCTTACTATCGGTCAAATGAAGCAAGCAGATGAGACCTATCTCTGCGTAGCCCCAGTCAAGAATAGATACGGGCGGGCAGACCAGACAGGTAACAACTACGTCAGCCTAGCCTTCAATCCAGATAGTATGTATCTAGATGATGTTCAAGTTAAGTATGCACAGGAGGCTATGTATGGAAATTAAGATATGGGAAATTGCCTATAGCAAAGAAGACATTGAGAGTTGGTTTGGCAAAGCCATCTCAGAAGGCGAATGGAATATCATTGTTGATGAGTTGTATAACAATGATGAACTATATGAAAAAACAAACAAACTTATTATGGGTATTGTAGGTAAAGTACTAGATGAGTAGTGCAGCCAAACGCAAAGGTAGCCAAGCAGAACGCGCTGTAGTCGCGTACCTAAAAGAGAATGGCTATCCCTATGCAGACCGCAGAGTTGCAGGAGCAACCCTAGACAAAGGCGACATAAGCGGTGTGCTAGGAGTTACTATAGAAATTAAGAATCACGCACGGCTAGACCTTGCGGGTTGGCTAGCAGAGTTAGAAGTAGAAATGAAAAACGATAACGCTTGGACAGGCGTAGTTATACATAAGCGCAAGGGTAAAGGAGACGTAGGAGAATGGTATGCAACTTTGCCAGTAAAGGTATGGTTAGCATTGCTCCGCAAAACAAATGGAGAAACATAGTATTGCTGCATACCTAGAGTATGTAGGCGCAGCCGTGCCAGCACGGGGACACGGCTGGCGCAAGATTAAATGCCCGTTCCATCCAGATAAGAACGCTTCCGCTGGTGTTAACTTTGATGAGAATAGATTTAAGTGCCACGCTTGTGGCGTCAGTGGAGATGTATACGACCTAATTATGCAGAGAGAAGGAGGAAACTATCGTGAGGCTGTCAAATTCGCAGAGACAATTTCTCCTACAGGCAGCGACAGAGTACGCCCAGCACATTCATCAAGCAGCGGATTATCTAGCAACTCGGGGTCTGTCGGTAGAAGAAGCAAGGATGTTTCATATCGGAGTAGTGGACAATCCATTACCAGGTCACGAAGGCTACAAGGGTAAGTTAGTTATCCCTTATGCCACACCATCAGGTGTGGTAGACCTACGCTTTCGTAGTATCCACGGCGAGGAACCCAAGTACATTGGCTTGCCAGGGGCTAAGACAACAATGTTTAATGCACAAGCAGTGCTAACAGCAGATGGCTACATCTGCGTGACAGAAGGTGAGATTGACTGTATTACCACCGTGGTAAAGACAGGTCATCCAGCCGTAGGTATTCCAGGTGCTAATAACTGGAAGCCTTATTACAGTAAAATACTTGACGACTTTGATACAGTTATAGTGCTGGCTGATGGTGATAATCCAGGGCTGGAGTTTGGTAAAAAGATTAGTCGTGAGTTAGGTAATGTGAACATAGTACAGATGCCAGAAGGGCACGACGTAAATAGCGTCGTCCAACAAGAAGGAGTGGAGTGGCTGAATGACCGAATCAACAGATGTTTTTCAGGGCAATAATGAGTTTTGGGATTATGTCAAAGACAATCCTCAGTTGCTAGGGATACCAGTATCAGAACATAAAGGCTTAGATTTATTAAGCGCACTACGAGACGTAAGAGAAGCCTATAGAAAAGACCCAGATATGGGTGACACTATGCTTACATTGCTAGGTACCCTGCTAGCAGGAG